GTTTCCTTCCTCATGTGAGCACCATCAGAATTCCCTACCCTGCGAAGGTTAGGAAAACCTAAGGTCTAGACTTCTCAGTCGTCAACCCGCTCACAATCAGAGCGATCAAGGGGACACTCGCTTTCCTGCTAGCCAGTATTAGTGTATGTCAAGTCGTATAAAACGATTCGACGGCTCTTCTACCCTTTCAGGCAGCGATTTGATTATCCTTCTTCACCGAACTAGATAGGTGGCCTATTTCAGCTCCTGTTTCTAGAACGGCTTCAGGACCGATCTCAAGCTTAACTTACGGTATTCGAGGAGGCCCGCAATATCTGTATAAAGTACAGATGTACGGGGTTCACCTCGGCTCGGTGTCTTTTCTTGAGTCTCCTCAAGCGATTTGGATATTCTACTTCTCTAATATTAGATAGGTGGTCTATTTCAACTCCTGGTCCTAAGATTAGATTCAGAACCGAGCTTAAGATACCGCAACCTCTCCAGTCCCCTAGAGAGGTCCACTTATATAGTGACTAGTTATTGACTGGGTCAACAGTTGCCCTGAACGTACTCGAGTAACGATACCACCTCTTGAGCATCTTCGATTCGGATGTTGGAGGTTTACCCTCTGACACCCGAGTCTGGATGTTCCTTGGAAATGGTAGGCTCGCGAACTCCGTCTCGATCCCTCGAAACGAATCCCACAAGTTCTCTAAAGACTCCCAGTCAAGAGAATCTAAAGAGATTTCCTCGAGCTTAGTACGAAGGTCCCTGGCGTTTATGACCGCATCTAGGAAAGCCTCACGATATACCGTTTCATTCAAGGAATCCACCACCTCACTAGGTGTTGTGGCTTCAATCCCTGGATGCGACGATTGTCGATCGGCCCCCCTAGAAACCGTGCCATAATGTTCCCGATCTCTGTAAACCGTCCCTAACCTCTTAGCCTCTGCAATGAGCGGAGTATAAGAGTCTAGGAATTCAAGAATGAGTTTAACCTCACTCTCGAAGAATAGTGTACAGAGACCTTGAACCCTAGTCACCGAAGTCTTATATAAGGAAGTTACCGATTTTAAGGGTAACCACCCTTTTAGACCCGTGTAACCAGGACCCCCCGGACCGTAGAACGTAACTATATAGTTACGAAGCCGTTTAGGAAGACTGAAGAGACGTTTAGATGCTGAAGCTTTTGCGCGGTACCCATATCCTAAGACAGATAGCATCTGTCCAAATGATAATGAGTACTTACGCACTAGCTCCAGTAGACCAGATAGGCTCTGTCGGCCTACTACGAACTCGGCAAAAGGAACCATTGATACGTTCTCTCCGTTAAGGAAAGTTCGTTTCGCAAATTCCAACGCCTTGCCCGATACTGAGATAAGAGACTTATGGTCCCCTATCCCGACATCCAACGCATTCATTATCCTAGCGTACTCCTTGGCCACACAGTCACGAGCTATAACTACGTCGTCTCCCAAGACGGCGTAGCCCTCGTACCATAGTCCACCGGAAGTGAGCACACCCGCCCGAAGGGCGGACCACTGAACGATTGCATGGTGTAGAAACGCCAGCATCGCCCAAGAACTGAGCGCACCCATAGGTTGACCGGTAGCATACTGGACAAATCCCAGCTCAGAAACAGTCTGTTTAGGACCATTCCCGAACTTGATTGTCTTGGGACAGTGATACTTACGACCAACCATGAGGCAAGCCCACAGCTCTGCCCCCCAGCTTGTTAAGAAGGGAGACAGTAGTACCTTTTGCAGTACGATGGGTAAACGGTCAGTCGCAGCTGATAAGTCAAATGAATACAAGGAAATTGGTTTTGAGAATTTCTTCTCATTAGCATCCTTCCAAGCAAGCAGATGACGAATTGGCCGCTCCTGATCGAATGTCCCATCCTGAGGGATCCGCTCCAAAAGACCAAAGATCGCTTTGTGAAGGCGATCCATGATCCACTGTGTCCAGGGGTCGACCATGGCGAACACCCGAACCTTACCGGCTGGTTCCGGTTTGAACCCAAGTTTCCCAAGCCAATCTGTTGCTTCAAAAGGACACTTCGGTCCTCCTGAGGATAGGGGAAGGGAATCCTCCCATACCCACAACTCGTTGGCCCAGGATTCTATCCGGTTCAGTATCCAGTGATTACCAGTCATCTTACACCAATTTTGCAAAATTGGGTAGAGAGGACTGTGTAACCATGTGAATGCTGA